CTTTCATCACCCCAACTCTGCCAAGGATACCCATCTGTAAACATAATAAACTTCTTAGGTTGAATATCGTTTTCTTTCATGTAATCCCAGTTGCAGTCGAATTCAGTTCCACCGCCTCCCATAATTTGGTAATCTTCTAAGTTTTCGCCGTTTTCTGCACTGAAGTCTTGTTCGTTATATACTCGTGTATCAAAGCACCATAATTTAATATTATAGTCTTTATATTCTTCCATAATGCCTTTAACTTCGCTTAAGAAATCTTTAGCTTGTGAATTACCAATTGAACCTGACATATCAATACCAATAGCAATATCAATAGTTTCATCAAAATTCATGCCTGGTAGTATAGCACCAGTATGCCAGCCTTTTCTATTAGGTCGACTAAATGTAAAGTCGTTACGTATTGTAGACTGTATTTGCTGACGTAGTATTTCACGCCAAGACATTTTAGGTTCTGTAAGATCCTTAATCATTCTTTCAATTTCGCCCGGAGTATTACCTGCTCCTGCGGCTTGTGCTGCTGATAGCATGTTTTCTTTTATTTCATCACGTATCTTTTTGAGCTCGTCTTTTGAATATGAAGGTTTACCGTTTTTACCTTTTGTTTTAACACCAGGACCATTTCCTTCTTGGTCTTTACCCTCCCAGTCAACATGTTCATCTAATAATTCACCAAGAGCATCTAATTCTTCTTGATCGTATTTTTCAAAAATATCATCATAAACTGCTTCTGAAGACCAACCATCATATTTAAAGTCTTGAAAACAGTCAATAAGTTTAGGTTTATTACCAATTCTATCACGTACTAACAAGTTATTAACAATATAGTCAGCGGCAATATTATAAATTTGCGGATCACGATCATCTCTACGTGTAAGATGATCAAATACACAATGTAGGATTTCGTGTGCAATAACAAATTCAATTTCTTTATTATCCATTGCATTAAAAAATTGTGTATTAAAATATAAATTACGACCATCTACAGCCGCAGTAGGAACCCAGTCATCTGCTTCTTTAATACGAAGGCGTGTTGCCATATTACCAAAGAAAGGATGTCTTAATAGTAATCCAACACGAGCAACAACAATACGTTCTAAAACGTCTTCTCGCATTACTTTTAATTCTTCAGCAGTAATATCTGGATTAGGTTGCCAGTTCTTTTTACCTTGTTTTGTAACAGTTGTACTAGATGTCATATTGTATTCCTTATCTCAGTGCCTTATTATGTTTATATAATACTATATTTAATGGAAAAAGTCAAGAGAAAATGGACGTTTTTTTGAATGAGAACGTCCAAACTCATATTCACCTTTACGCCTTTTGAGCGGCTGTGATGTATTTTCCAAATCTTTCATGGAACTCATCAAAGCATTCAACTTCATCCGGGTCAATTGGTAAACCATACTGAGTAAGTGCGAGTTTAATACCCATAACCACTAATTCAGTTTCAAAGTTTGCCATTGAGAACTTCAAAAAGTTGTTGACTTTAGCATCAAATTTCTTATCATTTTTGTCTGATGCTTCCTTCAATTCGTAACATAATGACACCGTTAAGGAATACATGGCACTGATTTCTTTGGTGTGCAAGTCTGTTACTTTGCCGTCCAATATGTCAGTTGGGTTAGGCAAGCTCGACGCAATTTTACGGTGAGCACTAAATTTCACAGCTAGGCCTTCGCCAACTGCGCCACTAACTAAATCAGTAGTGGTATTCTCGTCATCATCATCTTCAAGTAATTCAGATACAAATGACCAAGAACGAGGTGTTGCAAATGAACGACTTGGACTTTTTGGATCAAAGTCATACAAGTCTTTCTTTGCAAATGTCAAGTAACCAACAACATCTTGGTGTATGTTATTGTCTACAGCCCACTGGAACCAGTCATCAAAATCAACTGCTAGTTCTAAGTGAACAAATCTATTTGCTAATGGTGCAGGCATTCTATAAGTAACACCTTTATCAGCTTCACGGTTACCAGCTGCAACAATCAAAACATTGTCTGGTAATTTATATTGTCCTACACGTCTGTTAAGAATAAGCTGGTAAGCGGCCGCTTGTACTGCTGGTGCCGCTGAATTCATTTCGTCTAAGAACAAAACAATATTATCAAATTGTGCAGCAAACTCTTGTGTTGGAAGTTCTGCTGGCGGTGCCCATGCCATAGTGTTATCATTTGCACTATAATATGGAATACCTTTAATATCTGTTGGATCCCATAAAGATAGTCGAATATCAATTAAATGGCTTTTAGAAAGTCCATTAGTAATTTGTCCAATAATATCAGACTTACCAATACCTGGAGGTCCCCATAAAAATATAGGACGTTTTTTACTAAAAGCTCTTAAAATGCTTTTCTTAGCCTTGTTAGGGCTTACGGTTCTTAAAAGTGTTTCTGTTGACATAGTGTACTCCTTTTATATTATCTCAGTGCCATACTTAATTTCTAAGTATGTATATATTATAGCACCTTTATAATAAAAGTCAACTGTTTTTTTTTAATTATTTTGATTTTTTTGTTTTGATAATGCTTTGTTTATGCCGTATTTTTTAACATCACCGGAGAAAAGATGCAGTTCTAATGCTTTCTTTTCGTTCGTAACTATCATTCCGTGCCGCCCAATCCAATAAGGACAATCAATAAATTCATCTAACCATACTAGGGTATTTGAAGTCATTATAAAATCTTTTGGAAAAGGAACTTCATAGGTAGTTAATTCAATTTCTTCAGTTATAAATTCCATTCCCTGATCAGTAAGTCGTAACCCACCTTTATCTTTACTTCTATTATTTTGCCACCACACGGGCATAAATTCTTGCATAGTGGATTCGTTAACTGACTTACTTGCTTCTTTTAAAAAAATTTTAGTATATGCTTCTTTCCAGTTCATGAGTCGGAAACTTCGTCACCGTCAGTAAGCCTTACTACTGAAAATTTGTCGCAATTAAATGTATCGTTTAGTTTTTTAGCTAAATTTATTGCATGTCCTGGATTACTAAACGAAACTTTTTTATACTTAGGGCCAGGATAGCTTGTAAGAATATTTTGAGTTTTTAAATTAAAAGGCGCCCCGTTATAGAATACTGCCCAAATAGCATCTGCTTGTAGTACTTGTTCGCTTTTATACGTCTTTTTATCAACGTGTTCTAGTAGTATATTTGGTTTTGGTCTACTCATTACATAGTTCCTTATTAGTTAACTACGTATATTTATCTCTTTTTTCTATTAAGTAGGTACTTAATAAGGAATAATAGTGGTTGAGATAATTCTCATATCTGATGATAAATCTACTATATTACATACAGTATTTGCTAGTTTGTCTACATCAAGTCCTTGCCCTGGGCCATGACGGGAACCGGTAATTGCACCAGATTTAATATTAATTATTTGACAACGATTTTTTCTATAATTAAGGTCTAAACAAATTTTATCTAATGCATATTTTGCTACATCATATAGTTGTGTATCAATACTAATTTTTGCTCTCATCATGTGAGCAGATGGACGTTGTTCAGGACTAGAACTACTTATTACAATAATTTTTTTTGGAGTATCCTTATATGCTTCGTATAAATCACAGAGCAGTTCAATTTGAGAAACCCTAAAACTATTCTTAATAGTAGACTTGCCCGACGGTATAATATATATATGATCCATATCTATAGCTTTACTTACTATAGCATTCTTTGTATCTTTATCATTTATATTATCTTGTTCTCTAGAACCTATGCCTGCTGCACCATTCTCTGATCTTCTATTACACTCATCGTATATTGCTTTACCAATACTTGATGTGTATCCAATTATAAGAGAGTTGGGCATCTAACTTTCATCCATATCAAAGTCTTTATACAAAGTATATTTGGCAGTAAGTTCTTCGCCAGCTTTGATAGGTCTTGTTGTTATAAGATAACATACAGGTTTTTGATGCCAAAATCCTTTTATATTCTTACAGTTAGGATCTTCTGAATGATTGTAAAATGCTCCTAAGGCAGTTCTTATAGCACCATGCGGAAAGTTTTTGTCTAGTATATGTACTATTCCTAGTACAACTTCAGCTTCAAAATCTTTTGTAGAAAACAATCCTAATCCTTGGACATTAGATTCTTTAATTGTTAGTCCGTCCGGTAATGGTCTATACATTAATAAATTCACCTTTCTCGTATCTGTTAATCATATCGTTATATAACTCGTTTACAACTTTTATCCTAAACATCACACGATATTCTTTTATTGTATCTACACTATGTATTGTTTTACCGTTAAATACTGTAGGATGTGTTGTGTTATAACTATATGTGTATTCGACACCTAAAGGATTATCTCTATCTTTATCTTCACCTTTATAGAATGTAATAGGTTCACCGCCGGTGTTTGGAATAAGTGGAAACATGATATTATATTCTAAATATCTATCTGTGTGATTACTAAAAGTAAATCCGGGTGTGTATGTCATAAATGTAATATCGTGTTCATCAATTGGTTTTACAAAATTAAAACGATTTAGAACATTTTGTATTTCTGGATATTCGGTAAGTTGTTTACCTTCCCAATACGGAGTAAATATTCCATTTAATCCACCGTCACCTCTATTCTGATTTCTAGTATAGCTCTTGGCTCCGCCTTCATTTTTTATTGCTTTTTTATATTGATTCCAGGGGAGTTCGCATTCTTTAGGAATACGATTAAACAAATCTATAAGTTCTTGTTTGTTGTAACTTATTTCATCAATAATACAATGGTGCTTAAACTTCTTCATCTACCATTTGCCACCTACATCCATGTTAACTTCAATAACTTCGTTATCAGTTGACTTACTTTCTTTTACAAATTTTTCTAAATCACCGTGTAATCTAGACATTGTAATACCAAGAGTAAATGCAAGATTTTTAGCTTGTGCCATAGATAATCTTATTTCAGGGGCATTAGAACCTTCAGCAGACTTTACTTGTTGAATAAAGTTTTGAATAGCACTAGTATTTAATGGTTCACTTGTTGACACGAGATAACTCCGTTCTCATTTCTATTTCTGTTTTGAAAGGTCCTTTACTTTCATAACGTTCAATAGTAATTAGCTTTGGACAAAAACTTTTAACCCAACCTTTATCAAATCTAATAATAAAGTATCCTGCACAGTACAAACTTTTAGACTTACCAGATTTACTAAACATAGGTAATCTACGTTTAACATCGTAGATAGGGTTATAAGGTAAGCAACTAGTTGGCATACCGTGTACTATTTTTTCTACAGGAGGCGTTTCTAAAATATCTAATTTAGTCCAATTTATTTTACTATTAAACTTTTTAGCAAATGCAGTTTGACTATTAAAATAATGACAATGTCCTGTACTATCATTTAGCATATATTTTTCGTTGTCGTAAGATAATGTTCCAATCTTTTCACCGTCATTTTCAACTAGCCAAAATTTATTTTTTAATACTTCTTTTGCTTTAATTGTCATTGTGGATACCTCGCGTTAAGTGGTTCTGCAAAATAGGTAGCTTGATCTGCAACTCGTTGCATATCCCATTTTGCACAAAATTTCATTAGCCTCATACCAACCTGTGTAACTTCTTTAGGTGTCATATGTTCTTCTATTACATCATTAATAATACTTCTAATATTATCAGGTTGTGCAGTCAAGTCACAAAGGACAACATTGCGAGTATAGTCATCTAGTACACGATGTTCTACACCTTCATGATCAACCCATCGTTGCAACATCATATTATTCCAATTGTAACCTTTTGTATCTTTGTCGGCAAATGCTTCTATAAGGCCTACTTTGTTCTTAGTACCTTTTTTACGTACACCTGGATATGCACTAAATACGTTGTCACTAGTATCGCCTCGCATACACTTTTCAAATAACATAAATTGCGGATCAGGTGCAGGCTTAGGCTCTCCTGTTTTCTTATCAAGCACAGGCTTCTTCTTTTTATCGTCAAAGTAACCTTCGTGTGTAATAATTGTATTGCTAACACCATTGTATTGCTTTACATTAGGTGCAATTAGTTGTGCAAAGTCACCGTCTGTACTAATAATAATATGTGTATCGTTAGGGTGTGCTTGTACCCAACCTGCAATAAGATCGTCTGCTTCTAGTTCAGGATGCCGCATTACAGTACAGTTAGTCTTTGTAGTTACAAAGTCTTTAAACTCGTCAAAGATCTCCCAAAATACCTTATCTTCTTCTGCTTGTGATTCTGTTAGTGCATCTCGTGCCTGTTGTCTATTACGTTTGTAAGGCTCGTAAAAGTCCTTACGCCAGCTACGACCTTCTAAGCAAAACACAACATGATCTGCATTAAAATCATTCCATGCTTTTTTAACACTATTAAGTGTTATGTGTAGAGCCATGCCTACCTTTGTATCAAGATCGCCGCGTATCACGTGCCTTGCACGAAAAAATGTGTTAGCAGTATCTACTAGAATATAAGTTGCCATAAGTTTGCCTTTGTGTAATTTATAGTATTATTGTAGCACCAAATCTGGCTTGTGTCAACCACTAAGATACTTCACTTTTACCTTTATCAAGAGGCACAACATTAATATGTCCCATACCTCTATCTGGACTTTGACCTTCATCTTGTAGCATTTGTGAAACAATAGTTCTAAACCAAGCATCTACAATAGCTTCATTAGTCTCACCAGAATAACCAGCATCAAGAAGTTCTTCAATAAACTCATTATTCCAATCGAGCTCAAAGAAACCGTTCTTTATATCTTTTGGATTAACCTGCGTATCAATTACTGCTACCCAAGGTTTACCGGCCTTAGTAGCCGCTTTTTTTTCTAACTCTAACGTACTTCTTCGAGTTTCTTCGTTTGATACTTTTTTAGGTTTTTTATTTTTGCCTTGTATCTTGTTTACTGTATCTTTTATTTTATCCCACATATTTTACCATCCTGCCTTTCTAATAGCATCTGAAGGATCTTTTTTAATTTCTGCCTTCATAGCCTTTTCAAGTTGTTCATTTGTTTCTTTTTTGATTGCATGTAACGCATCAAGTTCCCCATGCATTTCCGAATAGGCTGATGTGGAGTCTTGGGGTGAATCTCCAGCCCCTTTCCATACACGCCTCTGCAACTTCTTTAACATTGAGGTTATACTCTTCCGAACGTCCGCCCAACGGCATAAGGTAAACAGGACAATTGATATCCGCATCACGATATGCTTGAACAGCTCGAGTAACTTCGTCAAAGTCACTTTCAGTAGCGACAACAAACTTGAGATACATGTTACTATTGTTAACAAGCTGATACTCAAAAGCCACATCAGGCTTAATAGCAGTATCCCAAGGTTCTCCACTAACACTAAGTTTTGGGGAACAAGACCATGTGACTTCAAATCTGTCCTGATCGTTGAGATAGTCGAACAAGTCGTCGTGTAAAGATTGTGTAGTATTTGTTTCAAATGTAACATTTTTTAAGTCCTGCATACGTGGGTGTTTAAATAAATCGACGTATAATCTCTGCCACGCCAGGAGAGGTTCGCCACCAGTAAAGATTAAATGAATATCTTGACCGTTGTTCATTGTCCACTTACCTTCTGGAGTAAGTGAAAGTAAATGTTCTACTACTTCGTCAACAGTTGCCTGCTTATTAAACTTTTTAAACTCAGGATAGATACTTGCATATGTATCACATCCTGTGTGTATAATAGGTAAGTCGTTAAACTCTTTAGTAGTTTCATGTACACCAGCATCTATTAGTGCTTTTACTTCGGGATTATATCTAATCCCATCAGCATGTAATTCTGTTCTGTTACGTTTCTCATCTGTACCAAAGTTCATGCAACGAAAGTTACAACCAAATGTACGTAGGAACACACTAGGTACTCCTACAAACTTGCCTTCGCCTTGTACACTATAAAATGCTTCTGAATATCTAAGTTTCATATTAGGCTCCACATGCAAACTGTTGTTGTAATTTAATATTATCCATAAACTCTTTCTTAGTACCAGGGTCTTCATTAAATGCACCACGTAGCACAGTTGTCTGTGTTAAACTGCTATGTGCCATAATACCTCTATTCTCACAACAACCGTGTGTTGCTTGAATGTAAACACCAACATTTTTAGTACCTGTTGCTTTTTGAATCTCGTCAGCAATAACATTATTAAGTTCTTCTTGTAGTGTACCTC